AATCGCTTTCGTCTTGCGCCCGCGTTGGTTGCTTTTCCTTTTCGCAATGCCAATATTCTCGACTAGTGATGTTCCCGACAGGGCCGTCTACAAACAACCACGTGTCCGTTTCTGCTGCTAACTTTTTCCACGGCCCAGGCCTTGCCGCGTTCGCCCTCGCCTCAATCGCTTTCAGTTCGTCTTCTGTCACTTCGCCCCCTCCACCTTTCCAAGTTCAAGCACCGTCCAGTCGGCGTCCTTTCCGACTGTCAGGATAATCGCGTACCTTCCCGGCCTCAGCGCCATAATCCGCCGCGCCAGTTTCAGCACCCACTCAGGCATCTTCGCGCCCACCCTGCTTCGGCAACCAATACCCAGGAACACCGTCCCGCACTTCGTATGGCGCAAACGCCAGGAACGGCGGAATCGTCTCGCCCCTGTCGGTAAACGACTTGCAATACTCCTCCTCGCTGACCCATTCCGTTTTCACGCGCGTTGCCCTGTTCGGCAGCGCCCCTAGTGCCCTTTCCACATCCTCAAGCGTCAATGGCTCTGTCACTTCGCCCCCTCACTTACTCCACGCCTGCATTATCGCCTTCTGTACCTTCGCCATCGTGATCGGCAGTTGTCGCGCTATCGCCATCGCATCTGTCCGCCAGCCCCGCGCCTTGTGGAACGACGCCTGCTCTTCGGCCCGTTGCACAAACGGCCCGTAACTGGCCTTGTTGCTCACGACGGCCCGCATCCCGTCTCCGTCCACCTTGCTGCGCCACTTGCGGCCTAGCATCTCAGACGTTTTGGATCCGCCGACACTCCCGTCTTTGCGCTGCCAGCGCGGGCCGTACCCCCGCTGATACCAGCGGTTCGTCGGCTTGCGCGTCGAAATGCTCGAAACTGTGTTGAACCCGCGCGGGCTGTTGGCCTCAGTAGACGGCGGGTATTGCGCGATGTAGTTCATCACGTCCTGCGCAGCCGCGCCCATGACGCCTTTCATGTACTGCGCACCGGCCAACCGCCCCATCTTCTTTTGCAGTTGCTCAAGGCCCTCGATTTTGACTTCCATCAGTCAACCACCCATTCTAGCGTGATCCAGCACCTACACGACGGATGGCTAGGCGGCCAGCCTACCGTCCAGCCGTCGCTTTGCCTCTTGCGGTGATTCGGCCCACACACCGGACATACCAGGTCGTCGTTGTTCGTATTCCAAATCGGCTCTAGCCTGAACCCCGCCGCCGCCGCCCTCTGCATGACGATCCTCTGCGCCTCGGCTACCGCCCGCGTAACCTCTGTAATCGCTATGCGCTCGGCCCGCACGTCTCCAAACCAGGGCGACAAATCCTTCACTAAGTCCGCCAGCGTTCGGCCCTCCTCTGTCAAGAACTGCGCGACCTTCTCACGAAGCACCTGCTGCGTCGTGGCAGTGATTCCGTCCACGAGGCTGTAAGAGTACCCCTGCGCCCAGTGCATGACAGCCGTTGCCATGTCCGTCCAGTCCACCCCGATGCCCATCGCCAGGATGGTGTCCGTCGCCGCGTCCAGCGCGATAGTCTCCAGTTGCGGGCGAATGACTGAAAGCATCTTGCTCTTTTGGCTCGACCAGAACGCATCGGTCAGTTTGTCAAGGTTCGGTGGATCCCCCAGGATTGCCAGGGCCGCGTCCAGTTCGCCCTGAAACGTCTTCTTCAGTAGCCGCATCAGGCGTATCTCGGCCTGCGAGTTCTGCTTGACTAGAAAGGGGCCGCAGTAGGCGGCCTTTACCTCCTCGTCGTTCGCTGCGCACGCCAATCGCGCCCGTATCACCGCCGCAATATCCGGCTGTATGTATTCTGTCTTGAACTCAGCCCCCGCGCCGTGTTTCAGCACCTTGCGCCGCCACGCCGACAGTTCCTTCTCCGCCTTCGCCTGCCGTGAGCGGGCGTTAGCCTCCTCCGCGTCGTCTTGCGAATCGTCCGAGCGGTCTTGCTGTACGGCCTGGGCGATAGCGTTCGCCCGCGCTTCTCGCTCCGCGTCCTTCTCCGCAAGTTCGCGCTCCAGCCGTTCGTAAGTCCAGCCTTCGGGCAAGTCGTAGCCAAGCATCTGCATTGCCAGCACAAGCGGCAGCCCCGCCTCATGCAACTGCTTCAGGCTGCCCGAACGCTCCGATTCGTCGGCTTGCATGACATCTAGTTCGTTGACGGCAAGGACGATCTCCATGCCCTGTGGCTTGAACACCTGCGCGTTGAGTATCTCTGTCAGCAGGTCGCACTCCGGCGCTATCGTCTCGGTGTAGAATTGCACATGGTGGGTGGAGGCAGTACTGTAATTTGCCGCGTCCTCCAGCAGCGTAACCGGAACGCCCAGCGCCATCGCCACCTGTCGGCGCGACACGTCGTTCAACTCCACCATCGCCAGGTCTTTGATAGGCGGCTGTATGGTCTGAACCGTCACGCCCGCGCGCACGGCTACAGTCTCCCATGCCCGTTGTACGCCGGATAGCAACTTCTTCCACCACGCCTCGAGCCGCCTCAGTTCCGTGTCTGGCGGGTTGCCCTCGATTGTCAGCAGCGTTGCGGGGATGGCCCCGCGCCCGAAGAACGCCGACGCGAACTCGTTTGCGTTCTGCGATACCCCCGCCATCGTGAGCGCGGCCTGCACAGGCGACACGCCAGGCCCGATCTCCTTGTCCAGCGCGGGCAACCAGAAGTACACCAACTGCTCAGGCGTGTATGTGATCCGCTGTGTCCCGACCTTGCGCTCGAAGCCCGTCAGCCCCTTGACTTCATCGACTAGAATCTTGATAGACGGCGGCAAGAGCCAGCGGAAGCCCTCTACCCGTGCGCGGTTCATCGCCCGCAGCCAGTACGCCGCGCCATAGATGCAAAGCGCCGCCTCGGTCAGCCAGAGCAGGCGAGGCAGCAGGTACTCCAGCGGATAGTCCACCGGCTCTTCGTTTCGCGTGATGTAGCATGGCACACGCGCGATGGCATTGGCCCGCAACTGGACGCAGCGGTACACAACCGGAACGGCGGCATAGGCATTGTGAGTGTCCCCGCCCGACGATATCTCCTTGTCCATCCAGTAGTCCATGTTCTCGATGGACTGAGCCTTTACGCCGTCAAACAGGTATGAGCGCGTGTATTTGCTAGGCTTCATTCGTCATCTCCGCCCCATAGCAGCAAGCGCCCCCCGTCCTTCGCCGCCCAGATTGCAAGCGCCCACGCCCAGAACTTGTCCGCGTGGTGCTTCTCGTTTCGCTCGGTATCAAACACATTGTTCTTTGCCGCCGTAACCGTCTTCTTGATGGAATGGATTTGATACGCCGTGTCTCTGTCCATTGGCAGCGGTGTGTTGCCCCGCTCCGCCTGTATTCTCGCTTCTACCGCCCAGAGTTCCTTTGTCGCGTTGGTGAAGTCCACCCCTTGCCCACGTCCGGCGCGGCCCAGGTTCTCCGCCAACTGCGCGCCGATGCCGTTCTGGTCTATGAGCACCTGCGTGAACGGCAGTTCGTTTATCACCCGCTCAAAGCATCTCTGCTGCTCGTCAAACTCCACGCGATCCAGGCTGATGGAAAACCGCAAGGGCCGCTTGTCGCCCGCCTTGCCAACCGCCGCGAACTCTGTCAGGTCGTGCTTGCGGCCCACGTCCAGCCCGCCGCACAGCACCGGCTCTATCTGTCGTTCCTGTATGGCCCGCTGGACTTCTGGTATCAGTCCAAGCGCGTCGTCTACCGACGTTGCGTGCCACCAAAGCAGGTTGTCGTCCTGGTTGCGCTTGATGACTTCCCACGGAATCCAGGCGGTGCTTTCGTCTACCCACGCGCATTCATACTCCTGCTGGAAGTCCTCCAAGAACATGTTGTCAAAGATGTCTATCAGGGCGGGCGTTCCGAAGGCCCGCACCCGCTGCGCCGTGAGCATTCGCGGCGCTTCTATCATCGCCCGCTTCGGGTCTGTGCAAAGCGCCCGCACCGTCCACCAGGGCAAGAATGACCGCACGAACCCTGGCCACTTCTTCATGCTCTCGGTAGCGATCTCCCAGAACAGCCCCGTCGCTCCGAGGGGAGATGATCCGATGCGGATGTACCCGTCGCCCTTCGTCGTGGATGGCAGCGCGGCGGTGTACACCTGCCTGTCCATCCCCGCCGGATAATGCGCCATTTCGTCAAGGTAGACCCGCGCCCGCGCCTTGCCACGAACGGGCCTGCATGGGTGCGAGATAAACCGGCTGCCGTCTGCGAATTCCACCTGTGTCGTGCTGTCTGTCAGATACTTCGGCGGGCGAACCGGCGCGTCCGTGGCCTCTACAATCGCCCGCAGATAGCGTATCTTCTCCTTCGCCTCCTCCAGATTGATGGACACGAAGATGTGAGGCGTGCCAGGATTGATACGGCTATCGCAGAACGCATCCAGCGCGGCGGTGAACGACCATGCGATTTGCCGGGCCTTCACGTCCAGGCCGAACCGTGTTGAATTGTTCAAGAACGAGAATTGAAACGGCTCCCAGGTTGCGCCCGCAACCATGGCCGCCTGTTCTATGTCAATGAACTCTGCGGCAAACGCCGCCTTATCCGTCTTGATTTGCACATCCGGTGTCTTCCAACTGCGCCACTTCACGGAGGCGCGATTCTCTGAGTTGCGCCCATGCTTTCACATCAAACTGGATCGGCCCGCCGTCCTTGCCCGTGTGCTCTTGTGGCTGTGTGGGCTTGCCGATGATACGGTCTAGAATCTCTGTTGCCGTGGCCTGTGCGATGCTCTCTTTGCGGCTGTCCAGCCCGCGAACCTTGACTTCGGCGGCCCGCTCTGCGGCGTCTTCCAAGTGGCGGAGCGCTCGCAACTTGAACTCTCGTTTGACGCGCTGCGCGAGCAGGTTTAGGTTTTCCCTGTCGCTCCACGCATAGAACGTAGACCGAGCAATTCCAACGGCGCGAATGGCGTCAGCGTCCGACCTGGCCTGTGCCCGCTCCATGACATAGTCCAGTTTCGTGCCCTCCA